TCTAAATTTACCTCAAGAATATATTCGCAGACATGGTGGTGCATTTTTTATTAATGTTAAAAAACCATCAAACTATAATGATATGAATGATGTTGATAAGAAAGTACTTGAAGAGCAATTAAATGAAATGATCAAACAAAAATATACATTTATTAATTATAACGGTTTACGTGCCTCACGCTTAGCTGAAATGACATCTGGATTTACAAAGAATATTTTTGATAATTCAGTTATTATTATTGATGAAGCACATAATTTAATCAGTCGCATTGTAAATAAAATTAAAAAAGAAAAGGGAATTACAGGTGAAGAGAGAAAAAAGAAAAAGGAAGAGACTGGTGAAGAAAATATTTTTGGTGATATTGAAGAAGATAAAAGAACTCCCAAAAATTTAGCAACTAAGCTATATTATATGCTTTTAAGAGCTAAAAATGCTAGAATTATTTTATTATCAGGAACTCCTGTTATTAATTATCCTAACGAATTTGCAATTTTATTCAATATTTTAAGAGGTTATATTAAAACATGGAGAATTCCAATAGTTGTCAAGACTTCAAATAAGATTGATAGAGAGAAATTACATGAAATGTTATTAGGTGAGAAATCACTAGATTATTTAGATTATTCTCCAACAAGTAAGATTTTAACTATTACAAAGAATCCTTTTGGATTTAAGAATAAAATCAAATTAGAGTCAGGCTATCAAGGTGTATCTAATGTTAAGAAGAATGAAAGTGGCGAGCAAGTATTGGATTTAGAATTTGTTTCAGATGATGACTTCGAGAGAAAGATAATTGGTATTTTAAAAAGAAATGATATTGACATTGTTCCTCAAGGAATTCAAGTTATTAATCAAAAGGCATTACCTGATGACCTTGATACATTTTTAACTCGTTATATTAACGACAGCGATAAGAAACTTAAAAATGTAGATGCATTAAAGAGACGTATTATTGGATTGTCATCTTATTTCAGAAGTGCACAAGAAAGCTTACTTCCAAAATACAACAAACAATTAGGTGTTGATTATCATATTGTTAGAATACCAATGAGTGATACACAATTTAAAATTTATGAAGGCGCACGTAAACAAGAGAGAGAACTTGAAAAAGCCCCAGGTAAAAAATCATCAGAAGTTGGAGAATTATTTGAAGAAAAAGCATCTACTTATCGTATTTTCTCTCGTTTATTTTGTAACTTTATTATGCCTGATAGACCTATTCCATCAAGAAAGAAGAAAGCAGCAGAAGAAGAAGAAAAAGTAGAAAAAGCTGGAATTGAAGCTATAGAAGAAAAATCAGAAGAATCCAATATGGCTGCGCTTATTAAAGAAGGCGCAAGAATTGAATCTAAACAAGATGTTGAAGATGATCGTGAAGGTGAAATAGAAGGTGATGAGGTACTTGAAGCACTTGGAGGAACTGATTATAAATCTCGCTTAGAGAGAGCTATTAAAAATATAGAAGAGCATTCAAATGACTTCTTAACACCTGAAGCACTTCAAACATATAGCCCCAAATTCTTACATATGTTGGAAAATATTGATGATCCAGAAAAACTAGGATTACATTTAGTTTATAGTCAATTTAGAACCGCAGAAGGTATTGGACTTTTTTGCCTAGTTCTTGAGAAAAATGGATTTGCTCGTTTTAGAATTAAAAAGAATTCTCAAAATGTATGGGAAATTGATATTCGTGAGCAAGATCAAGGTAAACCAACTTATGCACTCTACACTGGTACAGAAACTGTTGAAGAAAAAGAAATGATAAGACATATTTATAACGGTGAATGGGATCAAATTCCCGAAAGTATTGGGTCTGTATTAAAGGCTAAATATCATAACAATAATATGGGCGAAGTTATTAAGATCTTTATGATTACATCGTCTGGTTCAGAAGGTATTAATTTAAGAAATACACGATATGTTCATATTATGGAACCTTATTGGCATCCTGTGAGAACCGAACAAGTTATTGGTCGTGCTAGACGTATTTGCAGTCATAAAGATTTACCAAAACCACTTCAAACTGTAGAGGTTTATATATATCTAATGATATTTTCAGAGGCACAATTGAAATCCGATGAGGCAATTGAGTTGAAGAGAAAGGATTTAAGTAAAGCAATTCCTAAGGTTCCTATTACAAGTGACCAATATTTATTCGAAATTTCTGAAATTAAAGCAAATTTAACAGCTCAGCTTACAGATGCAGTTAAGGAATCTGCTTTTGATTGTTATATATATTCTAATGGAAAATGCGTTAATTTTGGCGATCCAAGAAATGACAAGTTTTCTTATGTTCCTGATTATACAGAGCAACAAAATGATACAACAGTTAAAGCAAATAAGGTTGCTATCGAATGGACTGGTAAACCAATTACAATTAACAACGTTGAGTATGTATATAGAAGAGCAAGTAAAGATGTATTGGACTTATATGATAAGGAAATATATATGAATGCATTAAAAGATCCGTCAATTGTTCCATTAAAAGTTGGCACATATGAAATTAATGAGCGTGGAGAGAAGGTATTGAAATTGCTTGTTAATTAAAATTAATTAAGAATTATACATTATTTTTAATTAATTTACTGCTTATAAGTAGTTAATAAATCCATAATTTTATCCAATTTTGAGTGCAGAACCTTCATCTCTTCTTTAAGTTCATTTAACTCTTTATTATTTATATTTGGACTTGCTGTTGAAACTTTTTTAAATTTACTAAATATGTTTTCATCTGGTTCATTATCTTCAATATGAAGTGCAATATTATTGTTTTGCTCGAGATTCTTGTTTTGCTCGAGATTCTTGTTCCAAGACACACTTTTTTTAGTTGTTAAATCTCCTTCAGAGTTTATATATTTGGTTTTTCTATAGTTATTATCGTCAGAATTTGCATTTGGGTTTGTAAATTTTTCCGTCTTCAAAGACGTTTCTTGAGATTTTAACCAATTGCTTGTATTACTTTCACTAGATTGTTGCCTTTTACTTATTTGTTTCACTTCATAATTGCGTTTTGCAGTCATTTCCTTAAGAATTTTATCCATTTCAGTAATAGGTGCTTCTTTGTAGTTATCAGAAAAATTCGGCACATCTGGCACATTTAATGTAACCGCATTGGTAAATTCTTCTTGAGCTCTATTTAAATCTCTATCAAATTGTGATTTGCGATCATTTTGTATTTCTTCATAAGTTACAAGTTCTTTAATTGGAGGTTCTTCATAAGATATTTTGATTTTATTTGGTACTACAGGAGAGAAATTCTTTTTAATATAATTTAAAATCAATAATATATATTTTTTATTAATATCAACCACATTATTTGTTTTTACTTTCTCTGTTTCATAAAATCCTCTTAAATTATTTACAAACATTTGAGAGATTCTCTCTTGACTATCAAGTTTTAAGTACTTAAATATGTCTTCATCACTTATTACATCCCATAACATTTTAATGTTATCCTTATTTAAAAATGTATTTGTAGCCATTATTCTATATTGAATGATTACAAATTTAGTTTTTATATATTTTTATAAAGAATCATTATAATAAACCTTTCTAAATTTCTGCATATATTCGTCTTTCAAAATATGAGTTTTTAAATAGTGCTCTGTCATTTTGTCTTCTAACATATGAACTATAAAATATAGTGAATAAATGCCACATTCTGTATTACCATATTGATGTTCTATGCCTTCATTACTGTCAAAATGAAAGTTCATCTTAGGATTCAAGTTTAATCCTTGTTCTTTAATACGGTCTACTAGAACCATAATTTCTTTAACTGGCTTATCACCGGTACTATCAAAGAAAAATATTTTCTTTTTTTTAATATTAATAAACATGGATATCCAGTGTTGTCCTGGTTTATTATGAGGATCTGTGTTGAAAATAATACCAATCTTATTTTTTCCGTGTTTAATTTGATCTTTAAGACTAAAATTACATAATTCATCCCAAACGCATTCGCCGTACAACTTTCTGGTGTCAAAATCTATTGGAGTAGGGCCAATAAAATCAAAACATTTATACGCTTTTTCATATTGCTTCATTACATTCATAATATCAACACTAGACAACCATTCATTTGGATTTTTTTTCCATTCGGGTGGTGACTCTGGTGCAAATGAATCAGCAATGTCACTGTCAACTTTACCAAAATCAGCCTTTTGTTTAAGCCAGCAAGATTCCTTATTACAAACACCGCTTAGCTTCTCGCTAATAAAACGGTGAATTTCCTTAGGTGAAGTTGTTGTTATTTTAACATCAGGATGTCTTGCATTCCAAAGTTCTTTTAGCTTCATAAGTGATTCATTTGAATAACATGAAAAATCGTTCATTTTGCCTTTTTCTTTGGGACTACAATTTAGTTTCTGTAACTTCATTGAATTTCTCTCCTTTTTACCGCCAAAAACATTTCTAATTGAAGAGAAATAACCACGTTTTCTTGTACCACCTTTCTTTGATTTATTTCTTTTTATTGTTTTTCTCATATAATATTGTGATATTTTCTTTTTGTAAAATTTATTTATTTTAAACCTTTTGTTTTAAATTGTGGATCTAATAGGTTTATTTCTTTTTGTTTTGGTAATATTAAATCTGCTTCTCTCTTTTGTATAATTGTTTTTGTTACATATTTGTCTAAAGTTGGCGGCAAATCAACTTTAACTGAACGCATTAATAGTTTGTCTGCTTCTACAACATTTTGAATGTTCAATCCAGATGCATCTAACACATAATTGATCTCTCCATAATTAGTGAGAGATTTATCTAAATCCGTGTATTCTGCTTGTATAATATCATTAGTATCAATTGTTTTGAAGTAATGTATAGAGGCATTTACAAAATTTTCATAAGCATATTTAACATCAGGTAATAAATCTTCAGGAGGCGTTCCATTAATCATTTCCTTAAATAAGTTATATGTTCTCTTTCTATAGAATTTGATCTCTTCTTTTTGTTCTTTTTTTAATTGTTTCTTATTTACATGCTTACTAATCATATCCTTATTAACAAGACAATTAATAGTTAACTGATTTATGTATGCTTGTGACATATATTATAATATATTTATTAG